TATCAATAGCGAGCTTCTTAAGTTGTAGCTCTACCATCTTCAATTTTTTGTCAATTTTAGCTGATTTAGCATCAACTGCGGTTTTAAGCATATTACCCGCTACTTCAAACATTCTGCTACCGTATTTTGCTTCTACGTTCATACCTAAATCCATTAAGTCATCAAACGCAGATTCTGCTTTTGCGGCCAATCCGTCAAGCTCTGTATCACTCATCTGCCCAAGTCCTTCTACTTTAGGAAGAGCTGATGAAATTTTATCAAATTCTTCTAATTTATCTTGAAGGTTAACAATAGCAGGAGGAGCTTCTGTTGGAGCAGGAGCAACCAGCTCTGCTTCTTCGGTTGTTGGTAAATCTAACAGTTGTTCAAGTTTCTTTGTCATAATCGTACTTATCGTCTTTTACCACCCATATGGAAAATATCGTCTTCGTTCAGTACCCTAAAAACAAGCCCGTGTTGTTTTGACCATTGTCTAGCAACTTGCCATTTTGCCATATTTTTAATATAGTGTGCCTGATTGTATTTGTTTTTTCCAACTGCTTCTAATACTGTTTGACTACGTGGTTTAATTTCCCATAACTCGGCATGTTGACGTCTTTTGCTATCAACGTATGTAACTAAAAAATCAGGAACATATACAGTATGTTTGCCAGTCAATGGATCTCTATAAGGAATCTTAATAGATTCACTGGCCCACTGAGTAATACCAGGGTTTTCATCACACATCTTCATCACAGCAAATTCCCACGATGAACGATACCTCGGTGTGCCAACTCCTACATATTTTTCTGGGTTCTTTAATTTAAATGTTCCTTGAGCAAACTTTAAGCTCATGCCACAATGTTCCTTGATACTTCTTCACTTGGAGTAAACGGACTTGCTACTCCTAGACTACTTGTTTTAAATCTATTGTAATTTAAAATTTCAGTAATAAGACCGCTAATCTCTACATCGGTAAGACCTTTTAATGTTTCAATTAACTGAAAAGGTTTGTAGTTGTCAAGTATCGCTTGTTTAATAATGATATAGGCCATACTACGTGCTGCATCTTCGCCAAATCCTCTGCTTGTAAAGAAGCCAGTCATGGCATCATATGTAGTAGCATCAATGTTAAGAGGGGCTGTGGTATAAGCGTCAAATACTTTTAATGTCTGTTGACTGCTATCAGCAGGTGCTTGTGATTGTGGTAAGTTATTATAATATGTCATAATTAAAATTCAATATCTTCAATTGGGGTTGACGAGCTTTCAACTGCCGGTACACTATCACCGTCTGCGTTAGTTGATAAAGTTGACGGACCTGAAGTATTGGCACTAAGCGATTGTTTAAGCGTTGTAAGTCTTTCAAATTCTGTTCGATACTTAGTATCAACAGACGCCTGTGCTGTTTGAGCAGACGCAAATGCCGCATCAGCATCTGCTTTAATAGCGGCGTACTCTTCATATGATGCCGCATCATTTAATCGTTGAGAAACTTCACCTGCGTTCGGTGACTGACCAGAAATAAATTCATTATCCGATGCCCAAGACGCTCTTAGATCTTCAAGGGCAGTATCAATATCTTCTACTGCTGAGAAATCGTCGATGTCTGGTCTTTCATACGGTTCAGTATCTAACAATCCTTCTACCGGTGGATAATATGTACCAGGTGCCGCTGTATTTCCACTTGGTGATGCATCATCGCCTGATCCTGAGATTTCAGAATCATTTACTGCGGTTCGATCATCAGATAATCTTTTTCTAACATTATCACTTTGATTAGCAGAACTTGCCGCTGTTGGTGTTTTGCCATTAACGGTCGGTGTTTGTGTTGTTGTGCCACCTGGACCAAATTCTTGTCCAATTGCCGCCGCGGTTACTACCGCAACAGGTGTACCTAGAAACTGACCAGCAGTTGCGTAGTTAGAACCTTTGCTAAGATTTAGATTAACTCCTAATCCGTTAAGACTACCCTGTGCGATTCCCCTTAACGTATTGTTAAGGATTTTATAACCTTCGGCTCGTAGGCTTTCTTTTGTAACGCCCTTAACATTTCGAGCTAGGTTAGCACCTTTAATAACTGTGCCTAGTACGCCAAGCGGACTTACTTTTGAATCTGGGTTAAGAATATTACTTACATCGCCGTAGATGTCTAACGCACCGGCAACAACACCGCCAGGGCCAAACACAGAATTATTGCCGCCACCTGCTAGACTTAACGGGCTAGGTGAATTATCATAATGGAATACCGCAAATCCTGTTGGGGAATCTTTTCTAACTTGGCCTGTTCCGTAAAATACTGCTTCGTAGTTAACAGTCATTTTGCTCTCGGCAACTTTACTACCAGACGATTGATCAAGTTTATCGTGTTCCCACGTTTGAATAATAGGGTTGACAAGTTTATAACTTGTAAAAATTTTTCTACTTAATTGATATATTGTAATAGATCGAAAGAACGGTGCTATTACAAGTTTTGAATTCATACCATAGTTTGTTGGATTAAACAAATCATTTGATGGTAGATATTTGTTATTCTGATAAGCTCCCGGGACATTATCTCTTGCTGTACCAATAGGCCCAGTGCCGCCCCAGGTTGAATCTGCGTAGTAATAACGATAGTAGTTTAACCACATGTTGTGGACAACGTTTGAATTATCGTCATGGAATGTAAGGTTTAAAGGATTGTAGTTAATTCCTTTTTGTATAACAGTTTTTCTATTATACTGATTAACTGTTTCTGTTTGAACTGAAAACTTAGGTAAGTCTGCTGACTTCACTAACAATCCTACTTCAGTAACACGTTGTTGATTGGCCCATTGTTGATCAGTTAATGTACTAGGGTCGATATCAAATTCAACATAGTATAAGAAACCAGTTTTTGGCGCGAGGGCAAAAACACTATCAGCGTAGAGGCGACTCGCATGTGCGAAGTCTTTCATTTGGATGCCAGTGTTTAAAACCGGCTGAAGATATTGACCTATGGATGGCATAACAATATTTAGTCGTAAAAAAAGACCCGGATTGCGCCGAGTCTTTTTATGAAAGCCACTACGTGGATTAGCCTGTTGCTAAAGTACGTACAGCACGACCAACGTTTTGACCAATACCAACTGGGTTACCAGAAGCATTAGTTTGGATTGCGTTATCGTATGTTACTGTCATTGCGATATCTAATGGATCGTTAGACGTGTAGTCACCGCCTTGGTATGTTACTTTCTGTAAGTAGCAACCTTCTAGTTCAAATGCTTCAAGAACTGTTGGTTCATAAGCACCGTTACCACCATCGAGAATTTCAATGATCATAGTGAACTTGTAGTCAATACCTGAAGCTGCTGATGCTTGTTCAAAGAAGTCAAACTGCTTCTGAACTTGTTCGCCTACCAACTTGCTTACTGCGCCTGTAACATCATCACGTACTGTCAATGTTAGATCAGTCCATGAATGCTTACCAGCCATTTTGATCTTGCTGTTGTAAACATCTAATGTAATTGTTTCAAATGTGACTTCTGGACGAGTTACGTTCATTACTTGCTTAGTGATCTCAGTTGTTGGTGATGTTACACCGAAACCCAACAACTGAACACGGAAGCGGTACTTCAGCTTAGGCATCAACAAGCCTTGACTTGTTGAACTCTGCCCTGCTGGTAATGGTACCGTTAATTTACTTAAACTTGCTATTGGCATAATTATGCTCCTTGTTCCTTATATTTACCTTATTAAGCTAGTGTGAAATTACCAGCTTTAATCGCGCCAGTGTTAACCAAACGCACTGGTATGTAGATGAACTCTACTGCCTTAACTGGCTCAATAGCAACGTCTACCCATAGCTCTGAACGATCAATACGTGCTGGTGTGTTGTTTGATTCATCACATACTACGATGAAGTCATACAAGGCACGTTGACCGACCAATTCTAATAACAATTTCTGAACTGAGTTCTTAATCTCGTTACGTGTGATCTTGTCGTTTGGTTCAAACAAGAATGGACGGGCTAAAACATCAAGTTGTCTACGTAAGTATGCTACCAAACGTGCTACGTTGATTCTGTCTAATGCTGATGCTGAATTAGCACGAGTGTATTGACCAAAGTTAATAATACCAGCACCTGTAATAGTTGCGATAGGATTAATTTTGCCTTTAGTTGCCATTACATCACGGATGCTTGTTGGAAGAGCAGTAGCTTTGAACTCGCCGTCTTCTAAGTAACCAACTGATGTAGCATTGTCAACAACACCACGACGGATACCTGCTGGAGCAAACCATGGGTAACTCTTCTGATCGCTTACTGCGATTGTGCGTAGCATCATGTGACTTGGAGGAACAACAATATAGTTGCCTGCTAAGTCATTTGTATAACCGCTTGGATAGAAAACAGCCATGTATTCATTGTATGAAACAAGTCCATCTTCACCGTTATCAAACGCACCATTGCTGTTCAAACCATAGGCAGCTAATTCTGTTCCTGTTGGCTTCAAGCGCATTGATGTATCACCGATAACAAATGCTGTCAAACCACGGTCTACGTTTAGTGAAACCATGTTTTGGATCAACTCAGGATAACCTGGAGTTGCGATCAAGTTGAATGTCAATGTATCTGTATCACGTACAGAC